GTTAACAAGAAACTGAGGAAGTATTTAAAATATGATATACTTCCATACCCTAAAGGAGAAACAAAAAGATATGAGTCAAAGACAATAAAAAGAAGGAGGAAAGAATGGGGTTTATTTGACAAAGAACAATTACAATTAAAACATAAAAGGAGGAAGAATGAACAGAATAGAATTACTAAGGGCAGTAGAGAAGATTAAACCAGCAATGAGTAGTGGATTGGCAGAACAAGACAATCTAATTATGTTTGAACAATATCACGAAGGAGGGAAAGTCAAGTCATTCAACAACGAGATAATGATGATTAGCCCGATGGTAGAGGGACTAAAGTTTGATGGTGCTGTACCAGCTAATGAAATGTTGACCCTACTACAGAAGATGTATGATAAGAATGTCAAGGTTACAGAGAAGGGAGATGAACTAAGGATATCAGGAAAGACCACAAAGGCTGTATTGAAAAAGGCTGAACTAGAAATGCCTGAAGTAACCCTCCCTAACAAGTTTGCTTCTCTACCTAGTAACTTTACCGAGGGTTTAAGGCATTGTAGATTTACTGTAGCTGAATCTGGTAACGTACTACACAATATATTAATAGAGGGGGATAAGATAATATCCAGTGACAACTATAGGATAACAGAATATACATTGGAGAAAGATACGTTCAAAAAGTCACAACTTATCCCTGCACCTATTTGTATGACGTTGATCTCCTTTACCCCTACCTCCTTTGCATCTAATAAGAGTTGGTTGTTCTTTAAGAATGAAGATGGGGCTATCTTATGTATACGGAGGGTAGAAGAACAGCGAAAGTTCCCTGACATACAAGCTATACTAAAACAGAAGTTCAAGGGCACGAAGGTTACCCTCCCTGAAGACTTAAAACAAGCATTGGAAAGGGCAAAGATACTATCAGCAGAGGACTTGGTGACAGGGAATAGTACTGTAGATGTTACCATAGAAAAGGACAAGGTTCTATGTCAAGGAGAATGTGCTATGGGGAGGATAGACGAAGAAATAAAGGTAGAATATTCAGGAAAGAAAATCTCCTTTAGTATCGTGCCTGATTTCCTCTATCAGATATTAAACAATACTGATAAGATGACTGTGGGAGAAGTAAGTCTTAAATTTAAAACTAAAAACTTTCAACATATAGTACAACTAATATCATGAAGGGATTCTTTAAAAAAGAAAATCTAAAGAAGAGTGCCTCTAACTGTTCAAAATGTAAACTACATAAGGAATGTAATACTCCTTACATAGGGGTGGCTGGAGAAGGCAAGAAGTCAATTCTTATCATAAACGAATCGCCCGAGAAAGATAAGAAGGGTAAGTTACTACAGGGGGAGTCTATAGAAATACTAAGGGAGGCGTTTAACGAATATGGTATTGATATAGATGTTGATTGTTGGGTAACTAATGCCGTATCCTGTCGCCCTCCTAAGGGCAGAGCACCGCACAAGCGAGAAGTTAAGATGTGTAATCCTAGGGTACAGAAGGTAGTAGAGGAGTTAAAACCTAAGATGATATTCTTATTGGGGAGTTCAGCTTTAGATAGTTTCCTGATGGATAAGATCAAAGGTTCTAGTGGAGGGATAGATAAGTGGAGGGGTTTTGTAATACCTGACCAAGTAACAAAGGCTTGGATTATCCCTCTTTATCATCCTACATTTGTTAGGGATTTTAAAAAGAAAAAGAAGATTGTACCTAAGATATTTGAACAGGACATAGGGAGGGGTCTTAGGAAAATCAAAGAACGCTGTCATGTATTCAATCATAAGGTAGAGGTACTTAGCCAAGACAATGCTAGACACATGCTGAAGACCCTATTGGACAACCCACCACCAAAGATGTTGGCTTTTGATTATGAAACCACTGGAATTAAACCGTACAAGGAAGGACATGAGATAATATGTGTGGGAGTGTGTTGTTCAGATATAGCTTATGTATTCCTATTGGATGATAAGAGGGTATTAAGTTATTGGAAGAAGATTTTAAGGACTAGGAGTATTCCCAAGACAGCACAGAATATTAAATTTGAACATGTATGGAGTAGAGTGATTCTAGGGACTATAGTTAAAGGATGGAAGCATGATACTATGCAAGCCTCCCACATCATAGACAATCGTAAAGGGATTACTGGATTGAAGTTTCAGTCTTACATTAGATTTGGTCAGGGAGATTATTCTAGTCATCTAGATAAATACATCAAGACTACTGGGGAGGAAGAATTTAATACCATTAGAGATGCCCCTATGAATGAAGTGTATAAATACTGTGCTATGGATGCGATCTTAGAATATAAATTAGCTATACTACAAATGGAAGGGGAGGGAATATTTAATGAATAAGAACGCTTACAAACTACTGCATGAAGGAACACTGGCTTTCGCAGACATGGAGTACAACGGCATCAAGGTAGATGTTAGGTACTGTAGGAGACAGAAGAAGAATATAAACCAACAGATAGAGTTGTTAGAATTGGAACTAGACAGGACTGAAGAAATGAAGGTATGGAGGAAAAGGTACAAGGATGATTTTAACCTAGATTCCACAGACCAGCTGAAGAAAGTTCTATTTACTGATTTAAAGATTACCCCTCCAGCTTATACTGACAAAGGCAATCCCTCTGTTAATAAAGATAATCTGAATCTTATTGATTCACCTATAGTAGAACCGTTAATTAAATTAAGACAGCTGAAAAAACTGAATAATACTTATCTGAAGAACATCATGGAGGAAACAGTTAATGGGTATATTCATCCCTCTTTTAATCTTCACACTGTGCAGACATTTAGAAGTTCCTGTGATAGACCTAATTTTCAAAACATGCCTATTCGTGACCCATTCATGGGAAAGATTATCAGGACAGCTTTCATACCTAGGGAAAATAGTATCATAGGAGGACTAGACTATGCAGGGATAGAGTTGTCAATGGCTGGATGTAATAGCAAAGACCCTCTATTGATTAAGGATTATATTACAATACACAAGACTCAAGCAGCTAGATGTTTTGCATTGAAGGAGAAGCAAGTAACAAAGGATATCAGGTACTACGGAAAGAATGGATTTGTGTTCCCACAACTCTATGGGAGTTGGAATGTGCCGATAGCAGAAAACCTATTGAGGATAACTAAAGGGATGCAGACCGTAGATAACTTAGACCTATATGAACACCTAGAGGCTAAAGGAATCTCCCACCCAGAGATATTTCAAGACCATATAGAAAATGTAGAAACTAGATTTTGGGAAACTTATTCAGTACATAAGAAATGGCAGGAGGGTTGGATATCTAACTACTACAAAAAGGGGTACATAGAGATGTTGACAGGGTTTAGATGTAAAGGCATATTGTCAAAGAACCAACTATTTAATTATGCTAATCAGGGAATAGCTTTCCATTGCCTCCTATGGAGTATAATACAAATGAATAAGTGGCTAAAGAAGTATAAGATGAAAAGTAAATTGATTTGGAACATCCACGATGACATGGGGCTTGATATTCACAACACAGAAAAAGAGGACGTACTGCAAAAAGCAAAGGAGATAATGTGTATAGAGATTAAGAAAGCATGGAAGTGGATTATTACTCCGTTGGAGATAGAGGCTGAATTTTCTAACAAGAATTGGTATGAAAAGGAGAAAGTGAAGATATGAGTGTTCGTATGGCTAAAATGATATTTGTACAGTGCGATGGAGATGATGGTGTTCCTTATGAATTAATGGAGGGAAATTAATGAGTTTACATATTCAATACAGACCTGATACGTTGGAGGAAATAGTAGGGAACAAGTCTACAGTGAAAGCCCTTACTGCCATATTAGAAAGAGATAGGGAGGACATTCCACATACTTTCCTCTTTCATGGTGCTTCAGGCTGTGGTAAAACTACGTTTGCTAGAATCATTGCTAATCATCTAGGATGTACTGGGGCTGACTTCGTAGAGATAAATGCAGGGAACAACAGAGGGATAGAAACTGCAAGAACCATTTTAAAGACGATCAACTACAAACCTTTAAGTAGAGGGGTAAAAGTAATATTGTTAGATGAAGTACATGCTACAACTAAAGACTTCCAAAACGCATTAATCAAACCGTTGGAGGATACACCAGAACATGTTTACTTTATCTTATGCACTACCAATCCCTCTAAGCTGTTGAAGACAGTTATAAATAGATGTACTTCTTTTGAAGTTAAGAAACTGTCTGTTACCCTCCTTTCAGAATTAATAGAGGGGGTACTGAATGAAGAAGATAAAGAAGTAGAAGAAGAGATGATAGAACTGATGGCTACCAAGGCTGATGGATGTCCCAGACAGGTTTTAGTCCTCCTTGACCAAGTGATAGATTTGAAACCTAAAGAACAGAAGAGGGCTGTACAGGCATTTGTCACAGAGGAAGAAAAGATAATAGACCTTTGTAGATTGTTGTTGAATAAGAATAGTAAATGGGATAAGGTAGCTAAGATATTAAAAGGATTGAAGGAAGACCCAGAGGGTATCAGGTGGGCACTCCTTACCTATATGAACAAGGTACTGCTAGACAAAGAGAATACACAAGCCTCCATCGTCATTAGTTATTTTGAGGAACCATTCTTCAATTCAGGAAACGCTGGACTTACTCTAGCATGTCTAAAATGTTTAGAAAAATAATTCAAAAATCAGCTGATTATTCTAATACTGTAGTAGGAAAGGTATACATTTAATTAAGGAGGGAATGATGGCAAAGAGTAGTGGGTACGAAAAAGACATATTGATTGACAAGAACAATTTAAGTGAACAGTGGGAGAAGCAAGCTGGTCTTTATCTATACTATGCATTGAAATTGGTAAAAGCAGAAAAGGACAGAAACAATGCGAAGGAGGAAGTAGAAGTTACCAAAGCTAGAGTAGATAAAACTATTAGAAAAACTCCAAAAGACTATGGATATGAAAAGGTGACAGAGGCTATTGTTACAAATACTATCTTATTGGATGATGACTACAAGGAGGCTAATAATACCTACATAGAAGAATGTTATGAAGTAGGAATATTACAAGCAGTAGTGAGGGCTTTCGATCACAAGAAGAAAGCATTAGAAAACTTAGTAACTTTACACATGGGAGGATATAACGCAGAACCTAGAAACAAAACAAGGAGGAGTACATGAATGACAAAATATTTTATATATGTGTATATGCATTTACATTTGGGGCTGTACTCGTAATACTTCCCTCCACATGTAGATTCATAATTCAAACCTATTTTAAAGAAAGGAAGAAACATGACTAAGAAAAATACAAGTTTTGCAGATCGTCAAAGAAGGAGAAGTGAGCAGGGAGATGCAACTGGTGGACAAAGAAAGTCTGCTTTAAATTTCGACAAACTGAAAAAGGATAATGGACTAGACGAGATTGAATTTTACAAACCTAAGAAGACTAAAGGTAAAGAGAGAAACAGGATTGATATCCTCCCTTGGTTAATATCTGAAGAATGGTATCATAATCTAAGGGAAGTCAAAGGAATCAACTGTGACGTAGAGGTAGGCGAGCCTGAAGGTGCTTTGATTATTCCTGTACATTATGATGTAGGTATAGGAGGGGATACTGTTCTTTGCTTATCTAATGCCTTTGGAGGGAAGTGTGTTATCTGTGATAAAATGTTTGATCTAATGGATAATGATAAAATTAAGCATGAGAAGCAGATTAATAAACTAAGGGCTAAGTGGAGATGTTTCTACAGTGTGTTCGATCATGAGGACGAAGAATACGAAGGAATCAAATTATGGGATATGAGTTTCCATAACTTTGAAAAGCATGTTAGGAGGGAAAGTAGGGATAGTGATGAGGGAAGTGTTCCTTATGCTAGTCTAGACGTAGGTAAGATCATCTCCTTTAAGGGGATAGAGGATAGCATGGGTAAGATTAAATTCATTAAAGCTGAGTCTATAGAATTTGAAGACAGGGATGATGAGTATGACGAAGACGTAATGGAGAGTACCTTTAAACTAGATGCTGCTTTGATTATCCCTACACCTGAAGCTGTCAAGAAGATGTTCTACCATGAAGAAGAACCAGAAGAAGGGGAAGACGTAGAGGAAGAAGAAGTGGATGAAGAAGAAGCCCCTAAGAAGGAAAAGAAGAAGAAAGATGAACTTCCTGAAGAATTTGAGGAAGAAGAGGAAGACGATGATGAAGAAGACGATGATGAAGAAGACGATGATGAAGAAGACGATGATGGAGATGATGAAGAAGTAACAGAGTGTCCAGAAGATCATGAGTTCGGTAAAGACTACGACAAAGAGGAAGACTGCGAAGATTGCGATCAGAAAGTTTACGATGCCTGTGAGAAGGCAAAGAAAGCTATGAAGAAGTCTAAGAAGAAAGCTAATAAGTTTGCGAAGGAGACTAAGGAGAAAAAGGGTAAAAAGAAAAAATCATTTGCAAGGAAATAAATTAAAATGAATAAACAAACTATTACTACACAACAAGCCGTTGATGAATACCGTAAGGCAGGGCTTGGAGATATATCTATCCAAACCATAAAAGTCTGGTTGTATAAAAAGATTATAGTAGGTAGAAAGATAGCTGGAAGGTGGCACATTGACAGGAATAAATTTATAGCATTTTTAAAGGTGGAGGATGGGCAATGAAAAAATCTTTTAAACGGTCTAGATCAACAACGGTAAGTGAAGTAGAGAATAGGGAACGAAAGGAGGGTAAGGCAGACAGGGTAGAGTTCCTGTCTACTGGTTCTACATTACTAAATCTTGCTGCTAGTGGCAAAGCTAGAAAAGGTGGATGGGCAAGGGGGAGGATTATTAATCTAGTGGGGGACGGTAGCTCTGGTAAGACCCTCCTTGCTCTTGAAGCCTGTGCTCAAGCTTTCTACAATATTCAAAAGAGAAAGAGTAAGTTGTATCCCAAAGTAAAGAAGGTGACTATTGTATACAACAACAAAGAGGGGGTAATGGATTTCCCCATAGAAGAAATGTATGGAGAGAAGTTTGTTGAAGGGTTAGAGTGGATATCGTCTACTACTTGTGAAGAATTTGGTAGAGACTATCAAAGGAGGGTTAAGAATTTAAAAGAAGGGGAGTTCCTGTTGTATGTAGTTGATTCCCTCGACTCCCTTGATTCCAGTGCAGGGTTAAAGCGTGTTGAAAAGAGTATAAAGACTAACAATGACATTGAGGGAAATTATGGAATGGAGAAGGCTAAGTACTTCTCTAATGCTTTCTTTAGTCACTTGTGTAGTTCTATGAAAGATAAAGATGCTACCCTGATATGTATTAGTCAAGTGAGGGATAATATTAATGCTGGGTTGTTTGGAGAGAAGCATAGAAGGGTGGGAGGTAAAGCCTTAGACTTTTACACTCATCAAGTATGTTGGTTGGCTAGGAGACATAAACTAAAGAAGACAGTTAAGAAACAGGAAAGGGTTTATGGAGTAACACTTAAAGCAATGTTCAAGAGGAACAAGACTGCCAAGCCTTTTAGGGATGCTGAGTTTGATATTCTCTTTGACTATGGAATAGATGACATGGGAAGTATAGTCAAATATAGAGGGTGGGAGGAAGAAGAACTAAAAGTCATGGAAGCTGACCCTGAACACTATAAAGAAGTAGTTGATAAGATAGAGGAAGATTGGCAAGACATAGAGAAAGCAATTAAACCTGATAGGATAGGGAGGTTTGAGTGATCTATATTGGAATTGACAATGGGGTGACTGGGAGTATAGGAATAATAAATGATAGAGAAGCTTACTTCTTTAAAACTCCATGCTTCAAAGAACAAAACTATACTAAAGTAAAAGGAAACATCTCTAGGATAGATCATCATAGATTAGGAGAATTATTAACAGATCGTATATATCAGTATGCTAAAGTATATCTAGAAAGACCAATGGTAAATCCTATGAGATTCAAAGCAACTGTTAGTGCATTGAGGGCTTTGGAATCTACTTTGATAGTGGTGGAGACTTTAAAAATTCCTCATGAATATGTTGACTCAAAGGAATGGCAGAAGGAGTTGTTACCTAAAGGAGTGAAGGGATCACCTGAGTTGAAGAAAGCCTCCCTTGATATAGGATGTAGATTGTTCCCTAAGTTGAAAGAAGAAATAGTGAATCATGGAGATGCAGATGGATTGTTAATAGCTGAATATCTAAGAAGGCAGAATAGATGATTAACTCCCTGACTATACAAAACTTTCAGAGTCATAAGAAAACTGAACTGGTCTTTGATAACGGTATTAATATTATCATTGGTCAATCAGATTCAGGGAAGTCTGCCATTCTTAGAGCCTTGAACTGGGTGATTAATAATAAACCTAGTGGAGAAGCTTTCAGAAGTAGTTGGGGAGGGGAGACTGAAGTAAACATATGCTTAGATGATAATCAAATACACAGAATCAAAGGAAAAGAAAACTCTTATCTAATGGATGTAGCTGATTTCAAATCATTTGGACAAGATGTACCAGAAGAAATAAAACAACAAATAAACTTCTCCCCTTTAAACATGGCTGGGCAATTTGATTCTCCTTTCCTCCTAGCTATGTCAGGGGGGGAGGTTGCTAGATACCTGAACAAGATAGTTCATCTTGACGTAATTGATAAATCACTTTCTAATATAGGGAGGGTATTGACAAAAGAAAAGACTGATCTGAAGTACAAAGAGGAAGAATATAAAAATGCTAAGGAGAAGGAGAAGGAATTTGATTGGTTAGATGAAGCAGAGGGCTGTCTGGTAAAATTGGAATTGTTTGAGAATAATTTAAGACAAAGGAATATGGATTGTTCTAGATTAGCTTTTCAATTAAGCTGTATAAAAGAAGCATATGAAAAGCTAGATGAACTCCCTGATCTGAGTGATTATGAAATACAAGTCACAGATTTAATATATAGTCAGAAAAAGATTCATTATAAGAAAGAGAAGATAGATAAGTTTAATAATTGTGTAGAAAATATATTGGTCAAGGAGGGACAAATTAGAATAATAGAAAAAGACTTAGGGAGTTGGGAAGCCCAATTTGAAGCAACGATGCCCCAACAATGTCCTTTGTGTGGGAGGGGAGAGTGATGAAAAGAAAAAATAGAAAGAAAAGTAGCGTAACTGCAATTTTGTCTTCTGATTGGCACATTAGAGGTGACAGACCAGTTTGCAGAACTGATGACTATATGGAGGCACAAAGAAAGAAGATTACATTCATATTAAATCTTGCCAAAGATAATTCTTGCCCTATCCTAGTTGCTGGAGACTTCGGACACAAACCTATGTGGGGAGATAGACTACTTAATTACTTTATAGATATATTAAATGACTTTCAAGATGTAGTAATATATGTAGTAGTAGGACAACATGACCTCCCTAACCACAGACTTGATAAGTGGAAAGAGGCAGGGTTGGGAGTATTGGACAAACAATATGGAAAAGATTTTGAAGTGATTGTGAAACCTACCAGAGCTAATGACTTTATTATCTTCCCTTTTCATTATTCAAATAATATAATAAAGTTGGAACAAGAAACAACAGATAGAACTACAGCCCTCCTGCACACAATGGTAATTAAATCACAGAAGGAGAAGCTATGGCATGACCAAGTAGCTCACTCTGCTAAGTGGTACTTGAGGAAGTTCCCTTGCTATGATTTAATTGTATCAGGGGACAATCACCAAAGTTTTGCAATAGAGTATGAGGGGAGATGGTTGGTGAATGCTGGAAGCTTGATGAGGATGACAGCAAACCAAATTGAACACAAACCCTCTGTCTATCTATGGTATGCTGAGGACAATTCAATAGAAAGGATATATCTACCGATAGAAGAGAACGTAGTTAGTAGGCAACATATAGCAGAAGGTCAGCAGAGGAACGAGAGAATAGAAGCATATATAAATAGGTTAAAAGAAACAGAGGAGCTAGGGCTCAGCTATGAGAGTAATATGAAAGAGTTCTTTAAAACAAATAGGACAAGGAGAAAAATAATGTTGAAGGTATGGGAGAGTATGAAATGACAGAGAAACTTGAACAAACACTCCTTGACCTAAAGGAGAAGATAGAACAAGGGAAGGTAAAGAGAAATAAGTTAGAGGGACAGAGGGAAGAAGCCTTAAGCACTTTGAAGAAAGAGTTCAAGTGTAAGAGTGTAAAAGAAGGAAAGAAAATGCTGAAGAAGATGATAGAAGAAGTGGAGAAGGATTCAAAGGTATTAGAAAAGCAGATAGAAAAGTTAACGGAGAAATGTGAATGAAAATAACAGACATGATATGGTTCAGTACAAATCAGGCTCACACCATTGGAATTATAATGGGCAAGAGTGATGTGGATGATACACCAAAAGCACATATTGGATTAGGGAATGGAAAGGATGAGGGAACAGATGCAAAGCTTATAGCAGATCATGGAGTAGAGATTACCAAAGTGATGGCACAGGATTTGTCTAAACATTTTAAAGAGAAAGGAAAGAAAATGTAGAAGGATATTATTTGTGGGGAGTAGAGGAATTCTGTTCAGGACATGCATGTGGGCAACCACTTCAATCTAGAAAGGAATTGCGATGGGTGTGTGTGTCCTGAACAACTAAGTTAAACATTGGTTATGGGGTCATTGAGGGCAAGGAATCACTTGAGCTTGCAGATAAGGTGGGAGAATGAGTCTGAAGGAGATTAGATCAACAATAGAAAGAAGTAAAGGACAGAGAGACTTAATAGAGTCTACTCTTGCATTCTTAGAGGGAGAAACTACTTCCTTGACGAAGGAGATTAAGTGTTCTGAAAAGGCACAGGTAATTATCCAAAAGGTGGCACAGGACACACAAAGCCAATTAGAATATCATATCTCCGACATAGTAACAATGGCTTTAGATACTGTCTTTGACGAGCCTTATAAGTTCAAGGTAAACTTTGTTCTCAAAAGAAACAAGACTGAATGTGAATTGCTATTTGATAGGGATGGAGAAGAAATCAACCCACTGATAGGTAGCGGAGGAGGTGTGATAGACGTAGCCTCCTTCGCCCTACGGATAGCCCTATGGACATTGCAGACTCCCAAGGGTAGGAACACAATTATATTAGACGAGCCATTCAAGTTCTTATCCAAAGACCTACTCCCAAGAGCCTGTACTCTTCTTCAGGAACTTAGAAAGAAATTAAATCTTCAATTCATAATTGTAACCCACCTTGACGAACTGGTGGGGTGTGCTGATAAAGTTTTTAATGTAAAACTTAAAGAAGGTATCTCACATGTCAAAAATTACTATGTATCACTTTCAAACTCCATGCCGTCTGGGTCGTAATCAGATAATCCAGCATGATATTTATACAATCTATATTTATCACATTCCTTCTTTATCGTATCAGCTATTGCTCTTTCTAAATGTCTCAACATTGGATACCCTGTAGGGATTGTTTCATACTCTCCTTTTACTTCTATAAGTCCTTTAAACTCTATCCACCAATTATAATTATCTACAACGGTTTCTCTTGGAGGTGGTTCAGTCATTATACAATTACCCTCATATCTAATGTTTTAGGATTAAATTGCAATCTAGGAGTACCTATCTCTGCTCCTGCATATCCTGCTTTCTCTCCATAACATGGACTACCTACTGTATATGTCTTTAAAAACGAACCTGTCATAAATCCTCTCCTCTTTCTAGTCTCAAGGGTATGAGCACGATTAAAACTCTGGGTAGTAAATGAAGTTACTGGCATTGAATGACCATGTGCTACCATAACAACGTCTACTGTATTCCATTCTCGCAATAAGTTTTGTATTCTATTTACTTTCGCTCCATCTGTTCTTCCTGATGTATTCCCATGAGTAACAAGTACATCAAACGATCTACATCCCTTATTGTATTTCTTCCCCTCCCCATGCGTGAAGGATAGCCTCACTACCGCCATATCATATAACAACCTTATCTTTGCCTTTTTATAATTATCAGGCGATACAACAACATTGTCTGCTTGTCTTATGGGAGTCTTTATTTCATTTAGACACTTCCACATATCGTAAAGAACATCATGGTGGTATCTTCTCTTTATGGTCTCTTCGTGATTCCCTCTTAACAAACCGAGACATTTGTGTCTAATAGGAAATAATAATTCACAAACGCTGTCTATCTGTTCTTGACAGATGTTATCTATACTCCCATTTCTATATTTCTTTGCCAATGAACGAATATCAAATCTTGGATCACTGAAGTTAATAAACTCTCCATAATCTCCCATGCCTATCCAATAAGCATTATCGTCATTTAATACTTCATTTATTACTTTCTTTATTGCTTCTGTATCACTTCCAGCACTGCCTTCATGTATGTCGCCTATCCCAAACAACGAGAACCATTCGTCCACTTGTCTTTTACAAGGAATAGATATTTGATTAAACTCCAATTAAAAGTTAATCCCTTCTACATCTTTTATATATACCATGTCATCCCCTTGCTCCTCTAAAAGCTTCAAGTATAGATTATCTCCGTAAGCTATCTTCATCTTTCAATTAAGCCCCAACCTTGATTTTCTTCATCCCATGTATACATTTCATCATCTTTCACTACCCCCCAATTAAAATTTATAAAATTTACCTTCAAATGCTTTTGCATCACCCTTCTCTGAAACCGTGTGACCAGTATTTCCGCTATCTGTGAATATAGCACCATTACCTGTTGGATTATCAGCTATTGCATTGCCATTTTCTGAAACCGTGTGACCAGTATTTCCTGAATCTGTAAATGTAGCACCACTACCAGTTGTTCCTGTCTTACTTTCATCTCCATGTATGAGAAGGAGGGTGTTAGAATCACTTGTATAGCGTTCTGTTGGTGGTGTAAAATCACTTGTCCACCTTGCTGTGTCGGAAATACGAAACTCATCTATAAGCCCTGTATAATCAAAACCTAGAGAATCAAGTGTTCCTATCTGCTGAGCAGCAACGGCATCTCCTAGACTTCCATTTATAACATTTGGGGTTCCCTCTTCTGTGCCATCTACAAATAACCTCATAGTGTTTCCGTCTCTGACCATAGCTACATGATGCCACACACCATCATTAACTGATGTGGTACTTGTAACCGATTCATCAATCCCACTTGTCGTAGGGTATACTCTAAGGTTTAATTTGTTTGCGGTAGAATTATTAATGGCTAAACCCATTAAGCCACTCCCAGCGGAAGTTGCCATTCCGTTATAAAAAAGGTATAGATTCCCTGTGTCCG